TGTGTATAATTTGAAGCCGTGACCGTGAGATCATAAGTCCCGTCAGCGGCATAAAACGAGAACGCGCCATTGGCGTCCGTCGTTATAGGATTCGTTTGGGCGGTTACGCCATTATCTGAATAAATGGTGGATAAAGTAGTGGTGGCATCGTCATAAACATAAACCAAGGCACCAGAGATAGCCGCACCATTTGAGTCTGTAACTGTGTTGGAATACTGTTCCATTATTTCCCCAAGAGAGAAAGGCTCCCCCGAAGGGGAGCCAGTCAATTACAGCGCGGTTGCCAGACTGATGATCTGAACAATCCAATTGGAGTTCAGTATCTTTCCAGCGAACCAAGACTTCCACGCAATGGACCCGATTTCGTTGAACGGATCACCTACGCCTGAGCTTCCAGGTCGGTGGTAAATCAATTCCACGGTCGGTACGCGGTCGTACATTTGGTAGATTTCCTGAGCATGGTTTTCACCAAGACCAATAGAGCCCACTGCTTCCTTGCCATAGACGAAGGAGTAGTAGACATCCTGCTTGTCGGCAGAGCCAGCGGCAGAGGTCGTTGCACGGAAACCAGTAGAGGTTGAGTTAGTACCAGCAGCGGTATCAATCGGAGCCATTTCTGAGGAAGCCCATCGGACGCCCCATACAGCACCGAACTCACCGTTGAAGGTAGAAGTATAACCACCATACTGTTCAACACCGATAAAGCCGGTCAGCCCACGGATATCTTCCTCTACGTCCGGATGGCAGATACCGAAGTAGCTTGCACGAACCGGAGAGGTTCCGATATTGGTAGAACCGTTGGCCTCTGATTCCATCTTCATTGCAGAGTTGCGCTGAAGCAGGTTTACGGCGTATTTGATATCATTGAGGCTGATAGCTGCGTTTACAGAAGCAGTCGTCAGAGCCGCGCCGCCAGCATAACGTACCTGAGTTGCAGTTTTGAACTCAGTTGCCATTGCGGTATTCAATGATTCACCAGCATTTGCACCGAGGGTCTCCATCAGAGCCATCGAGTCGGAGTTGACGTTAAACAGGTCAACTTCTTCCGTCAGGGTGATTGCATTACCATACTTGGAGATTGCCTTGGTTACATCGGTGATGGTAGGTTTAACGGAGGTACGGCCGACACCGAACGCCACGGTTGCGCCATCGCTCAGCTCAGAAAGCGGAGAGGTGACAACACCAAGGTTTTCGATTCGACGCCATTTTACTGACGCAGAGCCATTACCAGTTTTTTCAAGATTACCCGGCATAGTACCGTTAAAGAACGGTAGGGTTTTCTTGGCAGCACTCAAGAGTCCACGCATCAACACAAAGTTGACTGGGGACGCAATCGTGCTGGCATTATTAGTTGCTACTAAAGCCATTTAATTATCCTTTTTGTTGAGACCACCACCTGTCGAATTCCGATGGAGACATATTTGCTACATCCCCGTAAGGGTCTTCTTTAGGTGCGTTGGCCATAGTTTGTTGAGACGTTTTAGCGGCCCTCACATTCTCAACGAGCTGATCATTGGTTCGCGTGGCGAACTTTCCGGTCCACTTATTTGCAACGACATCAAGGGCTTTTTGGAAAGCCGCAGGATTTTGGTCACGGTGGTCCCAGATTCTCTTAAATGCCGGGTTCTCTCGATATTCAATTTCAAGAGCGACTTCCGCCATTTTTGGATCAACATTCAGTTTCTCGTTGACATGGTTGACTGCTTTACCTAGATCAGCCTCAATCTTCTGCTGTGCCATCTGCTGCTTGTACGATTCAATTTCATTCTTGATGCCGCTTAATTCCTGTACGACACTATTCTGTTGAAACGTCTGTTGCTGCATCCATTGATTCCAGCCATCAGGGTCGTAGTTCGGGTCGGGAATATTACTGAACTGCTGGTCATATCCCGGCTGCGGCTGATACTGATTGGGTGCAGGAGCTTGTGGTGCAGGTTGAGCCTGAAAATTATTAGCTTCTTGTTCTACGCTGAACTCGCTTGCGATGTCGTCAAGGGAGGGAGTAGGAGCTTCTTCACTAGGGGTCTCAACTGGCGTGGCGCTCTCGTTGGTAATTTCTTCATTCATTTTTGTTTACCTCTATTTTTAAGTGGTGTAGTGCAAGATCGAACCCTTCACGTTTAGCACACGCATGTTTCCACTGGGCTGTGTTGTCCTCATCTGGATTAAACGTAGGTACTATCGGTCGCTGTTCGAGTAAAAACTTTTCAAACTCATCCCAGAAGGGATGACTTCTTGCGTAAGCAAGGACTTCTGCGTTTATTTTCATTCACTCTCTTGGGTATCTTCGGAATCACTCTCGGAGGGAGGTGGTGGAGGGGTTGCGCCGGTTTTAACAGCAACCAGGTAGGCTTCGAGTTGTGCCCCGAATCTATCTAGTTCTTCCTGTGTGTCGGCTTTCTGTTTATCTAATTCTGCTTGAACCTGTGCTTTAAACTGGGAGACTTCGATTTGAGCTTGTGCCTTCATCTGGGCTTCGGTGACTTTCGCGTCATTCACGGCCTTTTGAATGTCAAGATCTTTCTGTAATTGATGAATCTGTGCTTCTGCGTCCTGTTGGATCTGCTGGACTTGCTGTTGCATTGCCTGTTGAAGTTGTTGTAATTTCCCGTCAATCTCGCTATTCGGGACATTCAAGAATCTTTCTGGGTTTTTATTACCAGCGTCTTGGTAGGCTTCTTTTAAAAGTTCGATAGGCTTGATCAGGTCTGCGAATAAGGGATTTTGAGATGCGAAGGCAGTGACAGCCATTGTCTTTTGGGTTCTTTGCTCCTCCCCTAAAACGCCTTTAGCGCCGACGATTTCAAACTGGACATTCTCGGGTAATTCTTTTTTAGTCATCCACTCGAAATCTGGAGCGTCCATTTCCGGGTTATAAAATGGGTATTTCTCTACATTTCTAGTGTTCAAGTAATGCTGCATGTAAAGGAAGGTACAGAGTGGCTTTTCAAAATCTTCTACGAAATCAACCGTCCTAACCTCGCCTCTTTGATCTGCGAGAGTGACCTCTGCCTTGGTTTTTTCAACATTATCGCCACCACCGGCTCGGACGGCGTTTACAGCGGTCCCTCGGTCCATTTGGGCGATTGAGAACTGAAGCCCCGTTAGGGCGGAGGCAGAGCTACCTGCTTGGATGATTTCGTATTTAGCCGTACCTTTCGTCCCGGTCTTCATAGCTGGCGCGATAATCGGTCCACCGTTCGCGGCGAATTCAGGGTCTTGGGTGTTGTAAACGATTGGGGGTTCGGTTTCTAAATCCACCGAATCTAGGTATTTATTGGCTGCCCGAGACGCCATTTTCTGGGTCGGGCTTAATTTAATTAAAGGAGAGGTGTAATACGGGTCTCTCACGTCCATCCTCTCGTAACCACCGAAGATGATGGGCGGGAATGGGGTTGACACGGGAGAGTAATAGACTATAGTACCGTTGGCGAGGATTACCTTTGAATTAGGTAAATAAATATCGCCATTATCTCTCTTGATCGAGATATCCCCGTAATATTTGACCAATTCAACATCGGAGGTCTTGACGTTCTTATTTTTATTCTCTTTTTTCTGAACTTTCGGAAGCTGGGAGCCCATCCATCCCTCGTCTCCACGGGACGCCATGATTTTTAAAGTATTCAAAGGAACGTAATCCTTTAGAATCATGGATCCAGAGTAGATCGTATTTGCCCCTATAACGCTCGGAGACGGGTCAGGAAAGGCGTTCCACATCGAGTATGGCTTCCATACCGGGGCATGGAGGGTCTGGATTCCTGAGCCTTCTGAGACAAGCATTTGGTCTTCTTCTACTACCTCGACTACAAAAGAGCCGTGATGGAGGGCTTCTTTTAGAGATAGCTTAATTCTAGCTTTAAGGCCGAAATCTTTGTGCTGTTGGGACATGAAGGCCCGGATACGCCCATCTACTCGTTTCTGCTCCAAGGCATTGACGGTATTCTGGCCATTCTCGTCCATATTCATAGGGAGTTCGGCGTGGCCTTCAAACCACATCCTGGCAGTGGGGAAAAGGAGCCGAACGATGTCGGCAGTCAGGACTTCAGAGGCCTCTGAGAGGTTCCCCAATTCGATCTGGTTGTGCCAATCCCCATCA